ACAACGGTTTACCAGTAAACTGATCTTTAACTTCATATAAGTTATATTGTCTGTAAATCTGATTACCAAAATTGTATATAGTATAAATACCATCTTCCAAAGATTTTGTTTGGTTAGAGAATAGTGCATATGCCAATGTTTCTTCATCGAATTCCACCATTTCTATTTCCAACATAACTGGATTAAAAAACGTATTTGTTATAATTACATCCTGAAGAGGATTACCTATAAAAGGTATTGCGTTTGGTTTAACTGATGGTGCCGAAGAAGGGGATACAGTACAAAATACACTAGTCGAATTATCATTAAATGTGTATGCCTGTGACGCATTTGAATTACCTTGATTTTGTGAAATAGGTAATGCCCTATTATTAGACGTTACAATCCTAAATAAATTTTGGATTTTATCTTGTCCAGTACCAGTCTGTTCTTTTATATATTCTATTCTATAACCAACAAGATTACCATTCTCAAATCTATTTTGTAATTCAAGTGGTATTTGATTGATATCGAAAACGATTCCTTTCACATCTTGATTATCCACCAAAACTGCACAATCTTGTATCGTAGTTCTAATTTGTTTAGGTCTTATTACAATACTATAAAATCCTTTAGAACCAAATACTGATGTAGGTAATTTTAATGTATATAATCCACCAAAAATTTCATTTACATTGTTTGGGTTGTTTGCAGGAATCAATACCTCTGCAGGGTCTAACGATTGTAATTCTACTGTTGTTAATGATTCCCTATTGGGTGTGTAACTGTAAAATATCTCAACGTCATCAATTGATACATCTGCTGGTCTTATAGTTCCGTAATTTCCTGTAGCCATAACTTTATTTTTATATTCTTATAAATCCACCTCTATTTGTGTCGATGTCATTACTTGTTTTTATTTCTGATAATATTCCGTGTCTTTCAAATATATCTTCTATACCTCTATTTATAAATACTGCACTATCAACTTCTGGTTTAAAAACTACACCTAAATATTCTTCTTTTTTTAATGAAGCATTTAATGACGTATTATATTGATTCCACCCACCATTTTTAGAAACGAATTTAGTAGTATTATAACTTAAAGATTTACCATATTCATCAACAGTTTTGGTGAATTGGTTTTTAAATGTAGTAAACTCTACACCTGTACTCTGTACATTACTATTGTTTGATCCAATTTTATAAACTGTCTCAAAATTACTTTCATAAATTACACCATTAAAGTTATCTTTAGGGTTATTAGAAACATTTAAATTAGGTACATATATATCATTACCTTGTGAATCTTTTCTATAAGATTTAACTTGTTTTAATAATGAATCATCCGTATAACCACTAACCGTAACACTATTTGTATAATAAAAACTAACAGGTGCACCAGCCAAACGACCATAAGTAAACGAGTTAAAATTATTAGGTTTGATTGTTAATTGACTACTTTTAGGGACAAATGGTTCATCAGTAAAAATACCCATATCATCTATATCCTGTGTTAAAAATAAAGTCACATCTATAGTATTAACTATTTTCTGACCTAAAGGAGTTAATATAAAATTACCTTCAGAATCTATCTTATAATCAGGTATTTTACCATAATAATACTTAGGATTACTTTCATCTATGACAGTTTTACCTTCCGAATTTTTAATCAAAACACTTTTAGGTATATTTCTTACCGTATGGTATTCTAAATTTATCTTTTTTCTAATGTATTCCATAACTATTTATAAATATATTAAAGTATAGTTTGCCAAAATGTTAGTGTAGGTATACCGTTACTTGATGGATTTAAATTAACTCCTGGTGGTATTAATTGTTGTCTATAGTTTGGTGTGAATTTATATTTATAAATACCATTATCATTTTTTAATATCACCTTTAAATATGTGATACCATTTTCACCCTCTAAATTTGTTAAAGTAATATTGTTTGGGTTGAAATCTTTAGATGCTGCCATTTCATATATTTTACCATTTCCCGCATTATTGAATTGTGCAACTGCATACATTTCATATTCTTGATTTGGTGCATTATCTACTAAGTCCTTAAACCAATATATGTGGAACCCCTCATGAACCTCATTAGGTTGTAATACAGGATCACCAATTGTAAATGTAATAGGACAATTATCTAAAGGAAGTACAAACCCGAATTGATTTTCTTGATCTTTACCTACCTGTGTATATATGTCTGAAAAAGATAATAATTGATTTTTACCACTATATGGATTATCATAAAGTGATAATCTAATAAAACTATTAATAAATCTTTCAGTTCTACAGAATATATCGTCAAAAATAAACCCAATATCTTTGTAAAGTCCTGGTTCCGCACTAGTACCCCTATGTGAGGGATTACCTATTAGTATACTACTTGGAGTATAAAAATTTAAATTTATTTTAAATTTATCTATAATATTCCAATTATTATCACAAGGTTTAAAAATAACTTTTTTATAATCAACTATTGGATTAATAGACTTTTCAATTTCGTCTTTTACAAACTTATCCTCAATTAATTCTGCATTATCAACAGGGAAAAAATTAGTTCCCAATGATATGTCTATGGTACTACCAGTACCCAAACTTCCAATTAATATTTTTCTTCTATCAACAAACATCGTCTATTTCTTTTTGTTTTAAGAATGATAAGTCTAAACATCCACCAGCGACATCTCTTTTACCTAATTCATATTCACCAATATAACTAGCCAATGTTACTTCAATATTTAAATTTGCCAAACCATTGTAATTTAAAATGTCTAATGTATTTGATGAACCGACATCTAAAGTAAATATAACTTTAGTCCAATTATTACCGTTAAATTGGTAATATCCTACCCCAACACCATTAACAGTATCTGGATTGGTATTGAATACTATTAATCCAGATTGTGGGTTTGGTACTGTAGTAATGTCATTAATATTAACCAAAGATGTTGCAGGTATGTCTATACTATAATTTAAGAAGGTAGGGTCATTAAGTAATTTTATAAATTTATCCTGTTGTAAATTATTGACATCAGATGCCCCTAACACTATATCCTCTGAAATTAATGAAAATTCGCAAGGTGGATCCTGTCTTTGGAAATAAAATCTTTTATCTAAATAAACATAATGTGCGCCACTCTCAAAAGGATAATCTACTCCCGCACCTGAATTATCAAATTCTCCAATTTCTAATATATCCCTCCATTTAAAAACATTAGGTGCGATTTCCGTTGCATAATCAGGTATCTGAAAAGACTTTCTCAATTCATCTATTTCGTTTGGGTTTGTGATATTATATTTATCTATAACTAATTGTAAGTTAACTGCTGGATTAATATAATTAGAAAATTCTCTTATTTTTACCAAATTAAAAGGTGTATAGATATACCCTTCTTTTTTATTACCTTTATTAGTATCTATTGAGTTTAAAAATTCTCTATAAACTGTATTAACTCTATGATATAAATTTTCTAATCTTCTTTCCAATAATTCACTTTCATTATATTCCACAATGTCACCATCAAAAACATTATCACTTTCATCTATATTTTCATAATATGTAGAACCAACGTAATTTGTATCCCCATATGATCTTATATTGTAATTGACACTTGCGTCATTTTCTAAATCATAACCCGCAGAAATTTTAGTCCAAAATCTTACGTTATATGGTGGTGGTAATGGTTGTTGTTGTATTAACCAATACTGGGTATTGATTGATGACGGATTAGAGTCATTATCATTTTTTATTATTGATAAGTATAGTTCCGTTATTGGTCTACCTAAATTATCAACTAATGCACTAACGTCAATATCATTTTTAAAATTAAATGCAACTACCTCATCATTAAAATATGTCACACCATACGCCGCAGGATATAAATCATAATCTTTATAATCTGAACTTGTTAATGATTTAAATTGTCTCACATAATAACTAGATAATTTACCATTAACACTTCTTTTTATTGTAGATACACCCAAACTAAAATTAATGTCTAATGGATTAACATCTATTATAAATGTTCTTAACTTATTATCATTAACTTGATTACCTAATTTAAATACTCTATATATCTGTGTATTTAAATTAAGTGTATTGTTTGGTGTGTTGTCAACAAAATTATATAACTTAATCCTATCACCAACATTTAAACCGTGATTCATCGGTGTTCTGAATCCGACATATTGCCTTCCATTTAATTCTATAGTAAACTTATCAATGACTGGGATACCGTCTTTAAGTGATTTGTTTGAGTTGTTTTTAACTAAAGTTATATCTTTAGTACTAAATGGATAAACTATCTTTAATAAGTAATTTGAAGATCCGTCACTATCTAACATTTTTAACCTATCATATCCAGGATCGAATGGGAAAAATTCACATAACGCACTTTTATTATCATTAAATTGTATTTCATTCGTATTTGGTTCATCGTTATATGATCCCACCCAACCATCTTTTTCAAAAATAGAACTACTCATTATTGTTTTAGCAGCAACTTGTGGTACTGGACTTACATTCGGTAGTGGTTTAGGTTGTTTTAAGTATATTTTTATATTTTCATTAAATAATACATTTGTAACAACTGGTTTGACTACACCATAAAAACGATAAATTGTACTATCTTTTCTCTCTTTCTCAAACTGTTCAAATTGACTAACAGTCGTATCAATATCGTTTAATGGTATAGGTTTATTATTATTGTTTAAACCGAATTGAATTTGTGTGTTTACGTTAACATTGTTAGGTAACTTAACACTATTCAATAATATTTTATTATTAATATCCATTAGTTAGACGAATTATTAGATACCCCCTGTGTTGTTAATACAACATTTGGGTTATTTGGTGGTGTAATTGGTGATCCAACTTGAGTTGTTTGTATTAATGTCTCACCCAAACACGTTTTATAAACAGTAAATGGATTATCCCCAACATTATTTATATTAGGTGAATTATTAATATTTTCATTAACAGTATCATTTGATGCATTAAGACCCTCTAATGTAACTTCATCTATTAAATCACCGAAGAATTGTGACACAGTTCTATGCAATGCAGTTTTACCTGGTACTAAACCAAAATAAAGGAAAAATGGTGTCTGTGTTCTATTAAATTTAATACCATTAACTAAATTACTACCATTGTTAATATCATCTTGTATTGTACCGTTATTAATAGAATTTATTTCATCCACACCATCTAATTGTGCGGTTTGGTTAAAATTAATTGTTTGATTACCGTTAGGGTAATTAATAAATGATGACGTTTGTCCTGGTGCTAAACCATAAAAGTAATCACCACTACCATTAGTTTTTTTATAACCACAGGCATCTCCAGGTATGAATGAATCACCGTCATTATATTCTGAAAGAATTTGTTCACCATCTAAATTATAATATAAATTATATCCATCAGATAATGATATTTCAGGATAAGTGTTATATACGTTATCGAATTCTAATGATCCTGGTCTTTGGTGGTGGAATGTAAGATTCGCCGCTTTATACCCATTAAATCTTTTACAGAAATAACTTCTAATATCTTCATCATGTTCAAATCTTAAGAAACAATTACCAATTTCTATCCCAATATCATTCTTATCTATAATATCTACACCTATCTGTGATTGGTTCACACTTGCAGATGTATTAACACAAACTGTTTTAAAACAAGAAAGTTCTACATATGCCCTAAGATTTAAAGAGATGTCTTTTTTATCTTCATATTTAAGAATATTTCTATAACCCGTATTCCCATTCAGTTGTAGGGTACCTAATTTATATTTTACGTCCTCATAACTTACATTAAATGTTGTTGGTGGTATAACGTCCATTATAAATGGTACATCGTCTATGTCACAATAAGTACTACTACCCAATTCCATAATTGTAGTAGGTAACATTAGATTAGCCTTATATTCACTATTATTGTATTTAACATCACCTTTAGGTATATAAGGGGTATAATATATACTACCATCCGCCCAACTTATTAAACCGTGATTGATTAATTTACTAAAGTTATTATATTCTGTTTCGTTATAAATGCAAGGTGCTACCCCATTAGTACTACAGTCAGGTGCACATGTGTAAGATGGACATCCTGAAGATGGTGATGGGGGACTTCCTGGTTCTTCTTCGTCTGGTTGTGAAATATCGCCAAAACCATCCTGTGCCTCATCTTGTGTAGGTACATAATTACTTGACTCTACACAATCCAATGATGTTTTAAAATATTCTTTTCTTTCCATCATCCTAGTATCGTCACATATATTCCTATGGTGACCGTGTCCACCGATATTAGTCCATGTTGAGTTACCTGCAGCATCTTCTGTTTCAACATACTCAGGTTTTCCATGTACACCCTGTACTTCCCTATCTTTTATTTCGTATTGTACACCAAAAGTGTTAAATGTATTTTGGAATGCGGAGAAATTATTAAATACTATTTTACATCCTTCAAAGTTACTGTTTTTACCTTTAAACTCTAATTCTTTTACTGCTAAATTAAGATTAGGTGTTTGTAAATCATTTTCGGTTGTACCATACCAGTCTGTAACTCTTCTAGACCTTACTTTCGCAACACAATCATTAAGTACTATTGTTGGTGCCGTAATAAAGTTAGATGGTATCTTAATCCTCCACTGTTTAAATGTAGGGTCACCTTGAAAATTATTAGTAAACGAACCTAATGCTGGCCCCCTTTCCTTACAATCAAAGTCACAAAATTTATCTTTTTTAATCTGACCAAATTTTCTTTTTCTTTTTTTAAGTTTATATTTTCTTTTAACTAATGGGAAGTATAATGTACCACCAACCCAATCATTATAAAAGTCAAACTTTAACATTCTTAAAAATACTGCAACTGGTTCCATTACACATGAAACCCAATCTTTGATTCCTCGTGTCTGCACACCACCACAGTTCTTACAATCAAATGGTGTTACAAACTGTACGTTACATCCAGAATTATCACCAAATGGTGTTTTAATTAATGTTAATCTATATTCTTTACCTTCATCCGCACATTTTAATGGTATTAACGGTACCTTAATACAACATTTAGAGCAACATGCTGGAGTAGATGGTACACCTGCTGATGCCGCTGCTTCTACGGTAGCATCACAAGAATTGTCCCCATATACATACCCTGAAGGACAACAACTATGTGGTTCTCCACCACAAATATCTTTACATTTTTTACATAGTAGTTTACTAAATATACACCTCCATTTAATATTGATAGATAAATTAAATTGTGCACCGCAACCACAATCATCTCCGCAACCAGATCCACCTCCTCCACAGTCATCACTACCACAACATGCATACCTATAAGTTGAGTTACATAATTCAACATTTGCAGGTAAATTTATACAATAATTTAAATTTATTGATAATCCAACAGGTATTTTAATCGAACATATTGATGTGATTAAACCATTAATAATATTCAAAATACCATTTATGAAACCAACAACGATTCCAAATACTGTCAAAATTAAACATATAATACTATATAGTGGATTAAAATTAGTATCTAACCTATTCGTAGGAAATTTATTGACACCATCTCCGTTTAATATATCTTTTATACCAATAAATCCTCTAGCCTCGTCACCATTCTTACCACCAATTTTTTGCATCCTTCCGATATACTGTTTAACAGTGTACACTTTTTTCCATCTAAATGGGTAAAACTCTTCTAAGTAGTTATATTGATTAGTTAAATCATTTGCGTAGGGAGTATTATCAGTTATAGTAGATAATTGTTGGTTTATTTTAAAATCAGAACTAGTTTTTAATTCATTAATACCATATTCTCTAAAATTGAAGTTATTATTAGTATTTGGTACTAAATATTTTGCCCTTTCTCTAAGTTTTTTGTCATTAGAAGTTGCATCCATAGACACTCTAAACCTATAATCACCCTCAGTGGCGACACCTTTTATACCATCAGGTGACGGTATTAGGTTACCAAATTCGTCAGTAACCACTTTTCTTATGTTCATAGGTACTAATACCGACCAGTTACCATTATCATCAATAGAATTATCTTTAAATGTAAAATTTTCAATATTACCATCTACAGTTCTTCTTATTGATTCTATTTTACCTGGACCTGTTATAACCTCATTTAATTTACCCATTTCACGGGCAGGTTTACAGTTTTTATTTAGTGAATCTTTTTCGTCATCACTAAAGATACTCCCCATAAAGATTGCCGTAGGTATTAATTCTAAACTATCTATCGATATGTCCAATCTATTTATACCTAAACCACTACCCACATTTAAACTATCACACCAATAAGGTTCTACTCTAATTGGTATGTTTTCTGAAAATATTTGTGGTAAACTATCTAAATTACTAGATGATTTAAACTTGAATCTGTCTTTAAATAAGTTATCACTATACCCTTGATCAATTAATTCAAATGGTCGAACCGATAAAAATCCGATATCACTAACATCCATATCATAATGAAGAAAATGATCACCTACAGGTACACCAAATAATATATAATCACCCGCAGAATTAGTAGTCGTAGTATACTTATAATATTTTTCGTAAATTTCTAATGTAGTACTATCATCTAATATCTGTCTTTTCTTAGGAAAAGTACCCACAGGTGTGTGATCTAGTTTTTGTTGGTAACTAGGTAAAACGTTATACCTTATCCCATTCCTATTTTTTTGATCTGGAAATGGTTCACTATATGGATATATTGCAGACTTTACTGGATCATTTAAATCTGCGTCATCTACTGGTACAAATACCGAAACTCTTACGTTTGGTACTCCGAATCCATTATTTATAATTACCCTACCAGCAATTACACCATATTCTGCACAATAACTTTGGTATTCGTCTTTTTGTGAGATTTTTAAACTTAATATTTCTAAATGATCATAGTTCTGAGTTAAGTCAACATTAACTTTTAAATATCCATTATCTTCGCCTGGTGTTGTCCTAATTCTATATGATTTAGACATAAAAATTTCACTTTTTTACTTTTTTATTTTTTGTTTTCAAAAATTTCAATGTCGTCAAATTCTACTTTAACTTCATCTTTAACTTCATTTTTAACTTTTTGAACTACTTCTTTTTCTTTTTTTACTTCATCAACATAACTTACGCTTTGTTCGAATTGTCTTTCTCTTTTCTTAATTTCTCTATCATGTCTAAATTTAGCATAACTATTTAATACGTTAATAAAAAATCCTTTAAATTTTTTAGTGACTTTAGGTAAATGTTTTGGGAAAAAGAAATTCATAAAAATTTGACCTAATAATACTAAAATTATAAATGGTATCGCAATTGTCACTACAACAAACGCAATTAATTTAAAAAAGAAATTACCACTATAATCTCCTTCCTGAATAGATTTTGGTATTAGGTTTATTTCTAAATTATCTTCACCTGGTAATTTTCTTTTATTACTTTTTTCTTTACATGTTTTACATTCCATATCTTATTTTTTTATTAAAACTAACTATTTTTTTAAAAAAGTAATTATTATGATGTAGAAATTGTCACTTTTATGTCTTTATTAGGGTATTTAATTTCAAACATACCATTAGGTTGTCCGAATAAAGTATATTTACCTAATAAGTCTACCTGTCTAGTAGTCTCATCAATATAAGGTTGGGCAATTTCATTTAACGAATATTTACCGTTTTCATTAACTTTATTAAATACTCTTAAATCTGTGACATTTAATACACCACCAACATTATTTATATTTTCAATAAGTTGTGAAACATATATATTGTCACCCATATCCCATTTATTTATATCAAAATAATCTGTGATACTACTAATGACACCTGAAATGATATCACCTTTAGGTATTGATTTTTCTGCAAAAATATCTACCTCAAAACCTAAATTAATGACTCTACCATTTTTAACTGTTACATAGTCATTAATCATTCTATAATCCGCCAAATACTCTGCGATATTCTGTTTTAATGTGGACGTAGCCTCAGTAGTTAATTTAGAGTTTGAGTCTAATGCCAAAATTGATACGTTGATTTTATTTCTCTCCTCCCATACACCAGTTCTAAATGGTACACCAAATTTACCTGGCATTAATGGTATTCTCGATTGATAATCTTTGATAGTGACGCATCTGTCTTGTGCGGAAAAATTATATCTAACTAAGTTTCTTACTTCATCAATAGATGGTTCTTCTTTCCCACCCAATGCAGGTATCGGATTGTTAACCGATATACTATTTCTTATAATTCTATTTATATCTGATGAGTCACCATTAATTACTACATTTATGGTACCCAAAGTATTAATGATATTTACACCAATGTTACTATCTTCTCCACCACCTATTCTATATCTAACATAGATAGTGTTATCCGTAGGTGGTATTTGACCCAAAGATAAGTTATTAACTGTTTTACCAATTCTTTCTATTTGTCCTCTACATCCAACGAAATCGTTTAATTCTGACACATCTGCATCACCTGCACCAAATATAATTTTACAGAAACCATTATCTGTATATTCTTTAATAAATCTACGAGGTGCGTTTAACCATTTACCTACTGCGATACCCTCTCTATCTGATATCGTATTGTCATCAACAACATAAACTTCTGCCTGTGCCAATGCAGGTACCTCATACCAACTTATATCGAAATCGCTGAACTCTTCCTCTGTTGGTTGGTTAACTAAATTAGTACCTTCTTTTGTTATAATATTTTCTATTGATAGTACGTTGTCTTCAGGTAAAATAATTTCAAAAAATGGTCGGTAATCACTTCTACTTAATGTTCTTTTATAAGTTTTTGTGATACCGTTTAACATTATTTCTCTTTTAGTAAGAGTGTAATTTTGAATTATTCCACTTCCATCTATGTTTGGCACTACTAATCTATTTGGTATTCCTCCAGTTGTAAAAGGGGATGAAAAATCACAATCTTCCATCATTTCGAATACTTTACCCGCACCTGTGGCTTGTGAACCTTTTAAAATTTTAGGTGCATAACTAATATCAAATGTATCACCTTTAACTGGAATGTTAGTTACTGTCCAGTCAACTATTGTTATACTCGGTCTTTTTCCTGGTATATTTAATCCAAAAGTTCTAGCCAACTCTAAAAGTGATGATCTTTCCTGTGCGTAACTGATTTGTGTCTCATTAAACATTCTATCAGTATGGAATGATAACATATCACCAACCGCAGCGTTTAATTCCAATAACATCATACCTACAGATGCATCATTAAAATCTGAGAATATTTCTGGATAATATTTTTGTATGAACTCTATTAACTGTTGTCTAACATCTGAGAAGTTCCTAGCATTGTAATCTATTTTTTTAGCCATATTTAAAATGTTAATGTAATTGTATCTGTACTTGTGAAAGTCCCTTCAGTAACTGTATAGGTTAATTCCACAATAATTAATTCTTCGATGGTATCATTTCTAAACGATATATCGTTAATCAATAAATTAGGTATAAACCTAATTATTGTTTGATTCAAATTATCCTTAATTTGTTCCTGTGTTATTTCATCATTGGGTTCAAAGATGAATTTTTTAAGGTCACTACCGAATTCTGGTAGGTATAACCTTTCACCCTTATTAGTTAACAATAAATGTAATAAGTCCGCCCTAATAGCATCCTTATCAGTTTTATTCATTTTAAAATAGAAACCATTGTCACTATCTCTAAAAGGGAAATCAATATTTATATATCTAGTCTTAGCCATTCTCTATATAAATATTGTACTATAAATTTTTTGAAAAGAAATGGTAAAATATTAAAAATTTTATTTACACTCAACTTTCATATTAAATACTGTTCTATCCAATGGTGAGAATACTAATATGTTAATTGGCATTTCTTTTTGTTCTTTTGTAATAGTAAATGATGAATTTTTTTTCATAATATTATCATATCCCGCACGAACAGATTTATATTTTTCAACATAGACAGGTATATTTTCTAATTTTGTACTATCAATATCTATATTTTTAATTTCATCAGTAACTTTTTTGGCTTGTGTGTCACCACCTTTAAAAATAGAATCAACTTTAAGTTTTCCACCTACAGAACCAATTGCAGCGTTAATACTTTCGATTAATCCTTCTTTTTCTTTGTAATACATTAGTTCACCCACAAAATTTCTAGACATATTATTTATTGAACTTATGTCCTCATCATTTTTTACTTTAATATTATGTAGTTGACTCTTCGACTGTATATACAACATTTTCTTTTTTTCTTCTAAACTTAAGGCAACGTTTTTATATTCCCCATTCCAAACATCACCCATAAATCCACTAAAGAATTCTTGATCACCGTATTTAACATAAAATGCATCAGGTACCACTAATGAATCAAATGAAACTGTTAAAGTATCACCCTCTCCAACAGGAAAAGTACTATTAACTGCCGCTGCTACGAAATTATTAGTTTTAACACCTCTTCCACCTTTAGTTTCCGCGTTATAATTACATTTTAATGGTGGGGGTGGAGTTGCCTTACAGTTACATCCAGGAACAATTCTTATTGGTTTATCTTTAGGACAAACACATTCACCTTTATCATTTTTCACTAAATCACCTGTACACTCACATTCTTTTTTATCTACATTATATACTGTACATTCAGGGCAATTTGGACAACTACAATCATCTAATACAGGTATTTTACCTGCCGCATCACAATAACACTTATCGTTTATTGTAAATGTACCTTCTTTACATTTACAATTTCCGTCTTTGTCTTTTTCCATACATTTAGGGCAAGGACATCCACAATTCTCATCAGGTGCCTTCTTACCTTCTTTATCACAATAACATTTACCGTCAGAACCTTTAATTAAACCTTCTTTACACTCACATTCACCATCTTCAACCAATCTTTCCATACAATTAGGACATGGTTCTTTATCTTTTTTTCTACATTCACATCCTTCTTTAACATAATTAGGAGGACATTCACATTGTTTTGTTTCTTCGTTATATGTCATACCTTCAGGACACGTACATTTACCACTTTCGTCCTTTGTCATACAAGGATCTGGACATGGTTCTTTTAGTGTATAACATACTTTTGCAGTAACCGCAACTATTTGTCCAGGATTAAGTTTACGTGACGCAATGTCTGTTTTCCAATTCTCATCAACATTGTCTTTAGTATATAAACTACCACCATCTTCGTATACAGGTACTGTTGTTGGATCAATTTTAATTCCATATTTTTTACCTTCCTTATTTAAAGCATCGACAATACCATTATATAAATTAACCGCCCTATTCTTTGCCAATTTTTGGTTGGTGCCTTGATTACCAGGATATTTTGCCAATTTTTTACCAGTGAATGGTTTGAATTCAAATTCTGTACATACACCACCATAATCACGATCAGGTAAGACTGACCAATTTTTACAGTAATCATTAGCAAATTGTGGTTCTACCGCACCACCATAATAATTACTAGCAAATCCTTGAAGAGTGATTTCTCTGATATACATAGTACCACTATCTAAACCTTTTTTATATTCTGGATTAGAATTAATAACATTTCTTACTTCAGTTAAAAAATTATCTACTGCTGCAGATCCTTTCGGTACATTTACCACAAATCTACCAGTGGCTTTTATTTTAAAACATTCATTTTTATCTGGTAATATCGGTTCTCCCTTTTTACCTTCCACTTCACCAGTACCTTTAGAGTCTTCTTTGGTTTTTGATTCTTCTCCTTTGTTTTCGGAAGGTTTTTCCGCAGTATTTTTTGTGGGTTCGTCACCTTCTGGATCAGCACTCGTACTTACTTCAGTAATAGGTGTACCTTTCTCGTACACCATTAAATTTTTTATCCTATCTAATTCTTCAAATAAATTTCTCATACTATTAACCAATTTTTTTGGCAGTTAAAAAAATATATACTATATTTGTTATATAAATACTTAACAACTATGAAAAAAATACTTTTCACCCTTTTATTTTTAAATAGTATTTTATGTTTTTCTCAGAAAAATTTTACTATGGCTGAGTTTAATTTAATCACAGATAATGGTCAAAAATGGAATAATAATATTAAGATTTTCATTTATGGAGACTGTAGTTTTAGTGATTCAGTAACAATTGTAAAGACAATCACTGAGTTCAATTCTATTTTAGAGACAGTTCAAATAGAGTTGGTTGATGATATATCATTATCAAATACTGTAATGTATTTTACAACTGATAATGATTTTATTAAACTTTTCCCTTGGAGTGAGAAGGATGTTAAAAATTCTACAGGTATAACTTATACTAATGTTGCTGGTAAAAAAATTACTAAGGTTAGATTACATATTGATATTACTGAATGTAGAAAATACTCATGTATGCCCATAACTATTAGGCACGAAATGTTCCATATTTTAGGTTTTGGTCATATAGAAAATGAAAAAAATACTATACTTAAAAGTCGTAGTGAAGAGTTTAGTGAAAGGGATAAGGAAATGATTTCTTTATTATATAAAAAATAAAAGTCGGATTTCTCCGACTTTTTTTAGTTTAAGTTTTTTGTACCTTTTAAATGTTTAGGTTCATAGGGACAGTGTTTACAACCACTACCACAACAACTTCCTCTTCGTTTATGGTATTCTTCAGTCATGACTATCCTTCCTTGATTATCATAATAGAATTCATCTGGTTGTAATTTAGGTCCGAACTCTCTAACATATAATTGTTGTACCCAATCTTTAGATGCGCCTACATTCATAATTACACTATTTCACATGCTCCCCCAGCACAAGCAACTTCGCCAGAAAGGTTAGTATTATCCTGTAGTTCAATAACTTTAGTTAAATCTAAGTTACTTAAAGACTTCATCATTTTTTCATAAGTTTGTTCATCACAATCCTCAAAAGGTGCTTGTTGGTACGTCCCCCCATTATATGGTAATACTGATAATCCATTATAGAATTTTCTGTTTTCCCACATCCATTCACCAGCGTATTCCCACTCATCTTCTTTCAAAGAAATTGTTGCGGATACATTATGACTATTTTGTCCACTTCTATGTCCTGGTTTAATCCACTCTTGAGATACTTTTTTTACTCTTTCTAATAAATCAAAAGAGGATTCGTATCTTAAAATAGATCCTTCAGGTGATTTTTGTGGTATAGAAATAACTGCAGTATCGTGAGGTCTGAATATTTCATCCTCTATTAATTCAGGATGATTAACAGACAAATAAGTATAAATAGCCTCATTTTTTCCAACTCTAATTCTTCTAACATAATAGTCATTATGCCAAGCGTGAATGCCTGATGAAGTACCTAAAACTAAAGATGATGTACCTGAAGGTTTTACTGTTGTAGTTCTAGCCGCATTATTAATACCAATTAATTTTGCAACTCTTTCGTTTTCTTCTTTTACTGCCTTTGCCGCTAATTTCATATCATAGCCTAAAACTACTCCAGAACCAATACCTGTCATACCGACACCAATCAATGCGTCTTTCTCTGTAGTTCTTTTCCAAACATCTCTTAGGTAATGGAAGTCAGTATAACCAGCCTGTAGTGTACCAATAAATGCGGCACCCTTAACTCTGATTTCAAAATCTTCTTGAGATTCAATATCTGAAGCATTTACCTCACATAAATTACAGAATTGGTATGGTCTCAAACCAATCTCACAACAAGGGTTAGTACCCCAATCTTTATCGTTAGATAAGTAAATTCCTGGTTCACCTGCTCCTGATAATTCAATTCTCTTCCACAAGTCTAAGAAAAATTCTTTTGTAATTTTGTGTCTAAGTAATACTGCTGAGTTATTCGCCCTTCCTCTTTGTGGATTCAATTCCCACCAGTTACCTGATTTACACGAAATCATCTCATTATCATCCGCACTAAATAAACTAATTAATGCTGCTCTTCTAATACCACCAGCCAATACCGCATCTGCAATATGACAAACTATATCGTGAACCTCAATAGATGATAATTTTTCACCATCAGATTTAGCATCTAATACTTTTTTAATATTGTGAATACAATCTTTTAACGGTTGTGGTCCAGGTGCCTTTCCACCTGATGTTACTAATAATGCCCCTTTTTGTCTAATATCTGAAAAATCAAATACTGGCGTCGATGACTTTATACCAAAATAAGATTCCACTAACATCTTAATTGCATCTGCCCATCCTTCAATAGAGTCACTAATTAAGTATCTTCTATTTCTATTAGGGTTTGGTTTTTTAATGTCAGGTAATGCCTCAACATGATGTTTTTGTACTGAGAACCCTACACCTGTACCACCTAAAAGTAAAAACATAGTTTCTGAAAATGCGTCCACATGATCAATAGGTAAATATGCGCAATTATATACTCTGTTAGGTGATATTTCTATAGGTTTACCACCGAACTGTAAACTTCTCATTGATGGTAATATTTTTTTGTCATACACCAATTGATAAACCCCTTCAATTTCATCTTTAATATGAGGGTATTTTTTTTGATGCATTTCTTTATTTCTTGTAACTAACTCTTCCCAAGTCTCTCTTCTATTTTCAGTAGGTAGATATTTTGCATATTTCATATATACCGTAATGTCTGATAGAATTTTGTTTGATAACTCCATTTTTTATTTTATTTTTTTTATTATTTATTAGGGTGTTTGTTTCCATAATGGTTTATTAGATAAACCATTCATTTTATTAATTTATAAATCAGTTATTAGTCATTGGTATATTCCTTTTATTTTGAATTGTACTCGCTATAAAATCGGAATCTTTCCTTTTCTGTCCCTTTTCATGTTGTAAAAGTGTGACATCTGTACTTTCACTAGTATCTATATTTAAAGTACCATTATCAAAAACTATGTCTGTAAAAACAACACCATCTCTACCAAATCTAGATTTAAGAACTGCTAATGTAGCCCTACCTTCTTCTTTCTGATCCAACGTCTTCGCTACGGATAAAATAAAATGCCCTATTTGTCCTTTCTTAATTGATCCACCCATCATATTTGCCTCAACTAAGTCTGCACCAATCGCACTACGATTACCTTGTACTGCAGTCCACCCAGCAATGTCTAATTCAGACAACATTGTTTCAAATTGTCTCATAACATTACCTTCACCACTAAACTCATCTTTAAATTGTTTAGTAGGTTGTACACAATCAATGTAATCTAAAAATACGATATCAGGTTTAATACCAGAAGAAATTAATTTTCTAAGATATTGTTTAATATGAGGTACAGTTGTACCATCACTAGACATTTTCTTTAAAATTAAATTACCTTCTTGATTTTGGAATCTAGGGATGATTTCTTGAACTTCCTCTCTTCTATCACCTAATTCATTTAAATCAATACCAGTGAAACAAGTTAAGTGTTTTCTTTGAATAACTTTAACATTATCCTCAAAAAATATTTGAACTACGTTCTTTCCATCCAAATATGCGGTGTTAGCCATTCTCGTCATAATGGTTGTTTTACCAACACCAAATGCTGCCAATATTACACCTAATTCTCCCTTAGATAATCCACCACCCATAAGATTATCAATTCCTACTAAACCTGTCGGTATAGGGTTTCTAAAATCATCCGATAGCACATCTTCAATAGCGTGAAACATATCAACACCTTCGTCTTTCTCAGTACCAACCGTTATAGCCCGTTTTACTAATTCTTCACACTCTTCATATCTATCAAAATCTCCATTATCTAAAATCTTTTGGATTTTTTGTGTAGCCTTCTTAAGTTCTTGTTGTTTGCAGAACTTAATGGCAACGTCTTGGGTGTGTAAACAGTCTTTATTGTCAGATTCTTTTACTTCTTTAATTAATTCAACTGCCGATTCTCTCGCTATTTCTCTACGGACTTGTGTTTTAATTAGATTAAAGATAGTTTCATAAGAAGGTATTGTTTCATACTTTTCATAGTAATCTTTCAAACTAGCCACAATTAGTCTCATATACTCATTATCAAAATAGTTTGGATCAACTATTGAGATGATGCTTTCTGAAAATTTATGATCTTCAACTAATTGTTTAACTAACTTTATTTGAAAACTATAGCCTAAATAGCCTAAGTTAATACTCTCATTTTTCGCCATTCTTATATCTGATTTTAGTTATTAATAAATATGCCATCTAAGTTATAACCGCAGTAATTTTTTGTATAATTTTTCATACTTAACCCATGTTGCAAATAATCGATGATTCTTGGAATAATTTTTCTTATGTCTACGTCATATCTCACGTTTGGTGGATAATCGTTACCACTAAAAATTCTTTCACATATAACTCTGTCTTTCACTTTTAATTGTAAAGTAAAGAAGTCTTCGTTTTCATATATGTCAACCTTTTCAGTTTCCTCTGCCGTAGTATAGAAGTTATAATACTTTTCCATATAATCATATGTATTATTTTTAAAATGTTCTTTTATAACATCTACTACACTATCTATAGTTTCTTTTATTTCGTAAGATAATAGAGAGTCTCTATTGAAATTTTTAACATTAAAATTTCTACCTACGATTGGGTTTCCGTTAATCATAAATAAAAATTCATACGGATAACTTTGATAACTTTTTTTCATTTCTTTATTCATAATTTTGACTGTAATAACTTTTTTCTTTCTTTATTATCGATAGGAATGGTTGTAAAAAATTTATATACCCATCTCTACCTCCAGGTATTGCCATCATTAACCCATCTTCTAACATCATTTTTATTACATTTTTTACTTCCCTTCCTTCAGGATCTATTGGGGTGTTAAAAACGTTATCTAATTCTGTTTTAGTTGTTTCTGTTAATAAGGGATTACCTAGATTTATAATTCTTTCATTTATTTCAAAAATCTTATCTTTTTGAGAACCTTTGGTAACTCTATTTAGTATGTTATCAAGTGATTTCAATCTATTTTTTCTTTCATTTTGTATACTTACAATTTTACTAAAAATATATTCTAAAGTCAAAGTTTTTTCCTTAATTTCTGGAAAAAAATTAACTAAAGTTTTTTCACTGATACCTTGTATACCTTTGATATTGTCACTAGTATCACCAGTAATGATTTTTATTAATTTAAGATTTGTTGGGTGGTGATTAAAATATGTTAAATAATTGTCCTGTGTGACAATCCTTTTTAGATTAATTACATATACACCAACCCTTTCACCTATTAGTTGACATAAATCTCTATCATTACTCATTATAACCACTTTCTCATCTTCAGACATATTTTGAACATAGTGTCCGATACAATCATCGGCTTCTGTAATTTCATCTCTATATTGTCGTATGAATAGTTCTTCACAATAAGCAATAACCCTTTCTTTTTGTAGATATAATTCTAAATCAGAAGGTGGTTGTTCATTATAGAAATCTTTATCTCTATTAGATTTATATTCTTTGTAGATATCATATCTCAATCTACCACTGAATTGTCCATCCCAAAAAACATACACTCTATCAAATTTATACTCGTTTAACATTTTTCTAACCATAGTTAGGAATTGAAAAATCCCACCTATATGGGTATCTTTATAATAAAGATCCTTAGCCCCATGATAGGCGGTTTTAATCAACGAGTCACCATCAACAACAAGTGTTTTTTTAAATTTTTTCTTTTTTTCTGGGAATTTCACACATTCTTTATTGAAGGTTCAACAATCAATCGTCAGAATAATCTACAGGAGATTCAATTACGTTGTCTTCAACTACATCAAAAGATGTGTCATCAAATACACCATCAAATACTTCTGCCCAATAATCTTTATTCTCAGATTTGTATTTATCAATGTCTTTTTTATCATCTTCAATGAAACCGTGTGTGGTTGCAAGTATTTTGTTATCTGCGTAACCTAAACCATTCATATGGTTCTTATGGATACCCACTTTAGTTCTAATTGCGAAATTAACTTTTCTACCCTTATTAGTCGCAGAAAGTTTAGATACTCCAGAACTCTTTTGATTTCCAAACAAAAATACTAATGCACATGATAGGTAAATAGAATTACCACCTTTAGGTGCAATTGTTGGTTGTCCAAATGGATTATCAGGTAAAGCAACCCACGGTTGGTTTACGAAAACCATAGTATTGGTGTATGGATAACTTTCTTTTCTTGAAGATGTTATCCTTTGTGCCAATCCCATACCCCATTTTTCAGATATAACTCTCGCAGTATGTTGGTTACCACCTTTACCGTCAAAACTCATTTGACAAGGTATCGTACCAATAGAATCCCACAAAAACACAATGTCGTGTGGAATTTCACCATTTTTTTGTGCGTCTAATACTTCGGTTACATAATCAAACGCTTGTTCGATATAATCAAATCCTAACTTATAAAGTAAGAATCCGTCCCAGTATGCAGAAACTTCTCCTGTCTCTTCGTCAACTTCTTCAATGTATTCAGTTTCTAAACCCATTTGTTTAGCGTGTTCAAAACTAAATTTTTGTTCTGTTATGATGAAAACAGGTAGAATATTTTTTTTCTGCGCATCTACCGCAGTCTGTAAAAGTGCAGTTGTTTTTCCAGTGTCTGAATGACCTAGAAGCATATTAATCTGACCCATAGCAGGTCCTGGTAGACCAGTCGCCTTCTGAAAGGCTTCCCCTAGATCAAAGTACCTTTGTTCTTTGTACTTTTCACTAGAGGAAAACTTCTTTCTTATAGACGAAAAATCAGATGCTTTTTTCTTTAGTGGTTGTTTCGCCATATTATATATTAAAACGGTAATTCGTCATCATCACTATCTAATGAAGTTACTCCAAAATCAGTATCTTCATCTTCACTATCATATTCAGATTCAAATGACTTAGAAGTTTCAGTTCTCATCATATTGATTTCATCAGTTAAAGACGCAGTTTCTTTTTCTTCTTTGTCTTCTTCTGCAACGAACTTCTTCTGTTCCGAATCCCAAATAGGTGTTTTATTAGTTGCAACAATTTCTAAATACTCTTGAGACTTTTTAGAATAAACATCTCTGTGTGTTTCATCGTTGTTAAACCAATCATTCGCCTTTTCTTTATCCTTAGTAAGGATAGATGAATCGTCAGCCATAATAGAATTTACAACACTAAAATTTTTGTCATTTCTACCTGTAGTGATGATAATATCTCTACCTTCTCTAGGATCAGTAATATCACCTTTTAATTTAAATAAAGGAATGATTTTATCCATAATACCGTCACCAGTATATTTGTGCTTAAATCTCCAAAATTTAACTCCGTGATCTTCATTCTCTCTATCAATACCTTTAACTACATAGAATTTTCTAGGTATGAAGTCTTTCGCCAATTTCTTAGCCTTTTCTGAACCATCTTCATATAAGGCGTCTTTAGCCTCACATAGTGGACAGTGTTCACCATCGTTTAAATGGTTACAATAAATTTTATCCCAATTACCATTAACTAATTTTTCATGATAATAAACCTCCGTAAATGGAGAACTACCATCTTTTGTAGGTAAGATTCGGAATGTTTTTGTGTGGGATTTTACCCCTTTAGGTAGTTTCTCACTGAAGTACTTTTTAAGTCTGTCTTCATTAGAGAGTTTTTTACCACTTTTCGCTGGCTCAGTGTTTTTTTCGTACTGAGACAGAATTGCATCTAAAGTATTACTCATTGTATAAAAATTTTAAATTATATACAAATATACTAAAGATATTCCTAAAAGTCAATAAAAATCGGGGTTTTTAGTTATTTTCTTCGTCTTTTGTGAATTGGAAAGATTTTCTAATATCTTTTTCGTTGTAGTTATCAACATCACTCTGTTTAAGGACAAACTCTTCTTCGTCTTCGGTTGCCTCATAACCTTCTTTGTCTTTCCAGAAATCAGTTAATTTAATACTATATGGGAATGAGTCCATAGATCTCATCTCTAATCTTTCTACAGGTGTTGGATTTCTTTTTTCAATTTGTTTTTCTAACTCATCGATTTTATTAATCACATTATCCATACCAGAAACTTGATTTTCTAATTCAGATAATTTACCCAACAACTCATCCATTTTACTACTCATGCCTTCTACAGAAGATTTAGTCGCTTCAGTTTTGTCTACGATATCAGTCACATCTATTTCAACAGATTCTTCACCAGTTTCTGTACTAGCCGTAGGAGTTTCAGTTGCAGTTTCATCCGCATCAACATCTTCTACTTCCGCATCATCTGCCAATGGATCAGTTTCAGGTGTTTCTCCACCTGCTTCAGGTGCAGTTTCCGCACCAGCTTCAGGTGCAGTTTCATCACCACCTAACGACATGAAAGGATCATCACCTTCTGTATCTTCATCACCCGCAGGATCCTGCTCTGTAATGTATTTATCATCTGTAAGAAGTGTACCGTTCACATCTTTTTCATTTTCAGGTACATAAAATGTGTACTCCAATAATTGTTTATATCTTTTTAATTCCTCAGAAAGTACTTTTTTGTTCATATCACATTATTAGTTGTCTACCGTCATTAGTTTTATATATCTTATTCACTCTCTCTACAATTTCTTTTCCATCATTAATAAGACATTCTTCTCCAACACAATCTTCTTTTTTTGCGTTGTTATCATTTAAAAAATCGTTAAGTGACTTTTCTAAATTATCGTTTTTTTTAGTATCTCTATTTGTTTCCATAATACTTTTATTATATAAATATTCTAATATTAAGAAAAATGTTTTTTTATGTCGATAATTTTTAATTCATCGTTTTTAACTATTATCATTTTGTTTTGATAATCGTCCCAATTTATTTTAACATTTTTATAATCTAGATTACCAACTTCGTGTTCACTTATTTTTTCTATTAACTTATTTAATGCATTAATAGTATAAAAACACTCTCCCTTTTTGTGGACTATTATTGTTGGTGGGAAAAATGAAGATGTTTCCACTTTTTGATCTTGTTCAACCTTAACCATAAAGGTTAAAATATTTTTATTTAATTCTTCAAAATTATATTGAAATATGTTTTTTTCTTTGATTCCAAATCTTTTATATAAATAATTTTTAAAACTTTCTAATTTATCCTGATATACAAAAGATGCTAATGTTATATTTTTACCGCTCGTCTCCATTTCCATAAATGTAAGGGACATATCTATTTTTATTTTTTAGTTTGTATATTAAATCCTTACATTTATTAAATATCTTATGATCTACCAAAGTAATATCATTTATCCTTTTAATTCTACTTATTATCTTATCTTTTTTATTTTCGAAATATTCTAAAACATTTAAATCTATGCCAAATATTATATTTTCACTGTATATGTAAACCATACCGTTTTCTGTAAAATAAATTACTGGTGAACTAAGAGACAATATTTTTTTTATTATTCTATAATTTACTCTTTTACTACCATAGAGTATATCTAAAAAAACATAAGGGATGTTTTCACCAAATTTATCAAAACAATATTCTTTAAATTGTTCAAAATCACTTTCAAAATCAGATTTTCTTTCTGTTTGATCAAAAGTCCAAAATAGGTTATTACTTATATTTTTATGAATTATAGATATTCCTTCACCTAACAATTCTTTAGATAATTTTCTACCAATTATAAGTGTTGGTAATCCTTTATTAATAGATTCTAAATCATCACACACATTGAAATTATCAACGTTTAATTTAGTCTTAGTTACTATATTACCTATATTCATAATACAAATATAGTGATTTTTTTTTAAAAAGTTAAGTTTTATGCTGGTTTAAAGTAATCTATTAACGGTTGACCGTCTTTACCAACAAAAATTGTAAGTACATTTTGGAATGTCTCTATTGATTT